CAATGAAAGGATAAAATTTTAATTATGTTCTGTCAGTTGGGAACTACAGTTTTTGATGGATTAAAAAGTTTCACCTCCTTTTCGCAAGATGAAGAGGCTGTGGTAGTGGAACATGCCCTCATTAACCGGAAACCCAAACTGCAGGGAACAGCGGTAGGGCTGAAAATCCTTAGTATTACCTTATTCTTACATCAGGAATTCTGTATAGTGGCCGATGAAATTACCAAACTTCGCAATTCGATGATCTCATTTGAGATCTTACCGCTTCTCTGGGGGAATGGCCAGTTGGAAGGGGAATTTGTGATCACGAGCATGAGCCGCCAAAATACACAAATGGATACAGTGGGTAATCTCGTTTCAGCGGGGATCTCGTTAACCCTGAAAGAAAGTGCTGTGGATGATAAACTTACCCAACAACAGCAGGCTGCGCAAACCAATGCTTTTGCTGTAGGAAATAAAAAGCCTGCTACTAAAAGCACCCGTGTAAATCCTGTAAGTTGCAGTAAGCAGGTAAGTAATATAATGACACTGATAAAATCCAATGCCGCAAAAGTGGATTCTTATAGTCGTCAGTATTCCAATAACCCGGTTATTAACGGCCAGATGCAATCCGCTCTGAATATTATCATTACCAATGCTCAAAAACTGGTGGATGCTTCAGCCACACAATCCAGTTGCGCTTATGGCGTGACAGGGTTTGGAACGAATGCAGCTAATGTAAAAGTACAGGCCGGTAATGTATTAAGCATGGTGCAATATAATATTCAGGGTTATATTAATCCTCTTTTCGTTCCCAATATTTCGAGCGTTAAATCAAGGAATGATGATCTGCAGGCAGCCGTAAAAACGCTCACTGCATCCGCCAACTCCATTATTAACTCATCCATTACCAGAAAATGACAACAACGGAATACATAACAAAACCTGGTGACCGTTGGGACCTGATAGCCTATAAAGCCTATGGCACAGTTGATGACATAACGTTGGATGACGGCAGCACGGTAAATGCGATGAGTTATATTGCCCAGGCAAACCCTGATATATCCTTAGACAGTGTTTTAACAGAAGGACTTTTAATGCAGATTCCCATTGTTGCTAATTCGTCCGTTGAAACAGATGTCTCTTTACTGCCACCCTGGAAACAATAAGACATGAATCTTCCCATTGTAAACTATACTATTCTATATAATACAAAAGACATTACCCGGGATATTTCCGAACAGGTAACGAATATCCAGTATACGGATAAAATAGGTGGTGAAAGCGATACAGTAGAAATTACCCTGGAAGATTCTGATCAGCGCTGGCAAAATGCCTGGTACCCGGTGAAAGGGGATTCTCTACAACTTATTATCCGACAGAATATCCAGCAATTGAATTGCGGAACTTTTGAAATAGATGAACTGGAAAGCAGCAGTAGTAACAGCGGTGATGTTTTTACGATCAAGGGATTGGCCGCCGGTATCAAAAAACAACTCCGGACAAAAAACAGTTACGCCCATGAAGATAAAAGCTTACGGGAAATAGCCAATACCGTTGCATCAGGGTTGGGATTAACCCTATTGGGTACCATTCCCACCATTTACCTGCACCGCGCGCATCAGTACCGGGAAACCGATTTGCAATTTTTAAACCGGATAGGGTCGGAATACGGGTGTATTTTTTCCGTAAGAGGAACTAATTTAATATTTACCTATTATGAAGAGCTGGAAGGCAGGGCACCATCCCTGACCCTTACCAAACAGGATTTGATCAATTGGACTTTACGCGATACTACCCATAAGACATTTAAAAAATGCCGGGTAAAACATCATAACCCAGGCAGTAAAGAAACTATCGCATATGAGGAGGACTACGATAACAGTGACGGTGAAAATGATAGCGAGGACGATTTAGAGCTGCGGGTAAGGGTTGAAAATAAAAGCCAGGCTCAAAAAAAAGCGAAATACGGGCTGTTCAAAAATAACACTCAGGGCGTAGGTGGTGATATCTCTTTACCGGGAAATCTTCTGTTTGTAGCCGGAAATAATATGCAACTGAACGGAGCCGGTAAATTCAGCGGGGTGTTTCATATTTTGGAATCTACACACACCATCAGCCGGTCAGGGGCATATCAGACTTCCGGGAACATCAAACGTGTCAAAACAATTGATCCTGTAAACTATAAAACGAAGTAATGGAATCATTGAAATTTGGGATAGTTAGTGATACCAAGCCGGGATATGCGAAAGTGTATTTTGAAGAGGATGACATTGTTACGGACTGGTGGCCGGTATTGGTGCGGACCAGTATGAAAGATTTTGAAAGCTGGCCGCTGAATATTCAGGAACACGTGGCTTGTGTTGTGGGTGAACACTGTGAAGAGGGGGTAGTACTCGGAGCCATACACAGCGATCCGGAACCACCCGACCCAGGAGCCGGTGCCGGTAAGTTCAGAAAAGTATTTGAAGATGGTACCTACCTGGAATATGATAAATCCGCTCACAGACTCACTGCCAATGTGCAGGGAGAAGTCGATGTTATTGCGACATCTGATATCAATGCAACCTCACAAACGAATATAAAAGCGAAGGCCTCTATACTTGCATCTATTGAAGCGCCCACCATAACCCTTAAAGGGGCTGTTACCGTACAAGGTGTTATCACTGCCGGAGGGTTGGCTCTTACACCAATGGCTGGGGTAACCGGTGCTGACGGAAAAGTACAGGGTGATATCAATATCTCCGGGTCAGTTAATGCAGATGCAGATGTTAAAGCCGGTACCGTTTCTCTTAAAACACATATACATTCGGGAGTGACCACGGGATCTGGAACTTCAGGACAGCCGGTGCCATAATCTTCCCTGCCTATAAATTGCCTAAAACTTGCCTAAAACGAAGTTAAGTTAATCAACAGCTTTGTGTTCACGCAACGCTAATAATGGCAACTTTATCACAAATAAAATCACCTGTATGGACTTATAGTATATCCGGCGGCGGAGCTATCGCCGAGGGACTGGAAGCCATCCGCCAGTGTATCGACATTATCATTCGTACAACAAAGGGAACTGATCCTTTACGTCCCGAATTCGGAAGTGACGTATACAAATACCAGGATTACCCGGTAGATGTGGCAATCCCCAATATTAAGAAAGCAATCATTGATGCTATCACCATGTGGGAAACGAGAGTTACTATTTCCTACATTAATCGCGTCATTAATGTTTCTCAGTTAACCTTTGAAATCGGTTATAAGCTTGTTGACAGTACTTTGACAGATTCGTTGACTGTTTCCATTGGCAGTGGTGGGGTGATTACCGGTGTAACGAAAACCAGGTTAACACTGCAGGGCTTCATTCCTCCCAATCCTTCTAATTTTCAGTATCAAATTGCTTGTATCCTGGATAATAACGCTTTATTACCGGCTCCTCCGGACAATGGTTTTTCAGATGTGTATGAGATGTATACCTGGGTACAAAACAATTGGTTGAATTACGGACAATGGTATTTAAACAGTAACAGTATTGTGGGATATATCAATCCTCAGTATTCAACTGGAAGTCTTACCATAAGCGTCCTTACAAAAAATAAATTCGCGGGCGGCATACCTGCACTCCCGATAGGTTATAAATACAATGTATCCATCAATGTGGATGGCACCGTTTATCAGAATCAAACCGATCTTTTTACACCGGATCAAATTCGTCAATGGGCCCAGGACAATATCGGTGATTTGGGTTACTGGCAGATAGTGACCAATGCCGGAAGCTTCAATGACGATTTTAATGAAGATTTTGAATTATACCTGCAAATACTGGTGATCTATACCAGCCAGGCGCAAAACGTAACAATCAGTATCACAACAATATCACAATAATGGCAGATACATTACCTACTATATTTGAAGAAACTACACAAGACAAGCTTTCCAGGCTTCAAACGAGGTTGGAAACAGCCTTGGGTCGTGCATTGGCACCTGGTGATATAGAGATGCTTATTGCAAATTCCTTTGTGTATGAATTGCAGCTCTATTGTATATCTGGTAACGCTGCTTTTCGTCAAAACCTGGTTTCCTTTTCCACTGGGTCTATGCTGGAATATTTAGGACAATTGGTAGGAGTAACCAGGCTTCCGGCAAGTGCGGCACAGTGTACTATCCAGTTTAACCTTGTAAATGGACATAACCCGGTGCAATTGCCTTCAGGTCTCAGGGTACAAAGCATTGACGGAACAGTGATTTTTATTACGCAAAATGCCGTGGATATCGCAATTGGAGTGAATTCTGTTACGGTGGATGCTTTATGTCAAACTGCCGGGATTGTTGGTAATGCTTATGATCCCGGTAAAATAAGTATCCTCCTGGATCCTCAGCCATTCGTTACAGATGCCGCAAATATTGATAGTACAAATGGAGGGAATGATGCGGAAACGGATGATCAGCTACGAAGCCGGATAGAACTGGCTCCCAGTAGTTTTAGTGTAGCTGGTCCCACAGGTGCTTATCAATTTTTTGCCAAATCTGCTCACGTAACGATTGTGGATGTTGCAGTCATTACCACCAATCCGGGTGAGGTGACACTTTACCCTCTTTGTGAAGGAGGTGTATTGCCATCCACTGAAATACAGGCAGCCGTATTATCTACCTGTAATGATCAAAAGGTGAGGCCGCAGAATGATACGGTACTGGTGGATGTTCCCGTGATAGTTCCCTATGCAATAAATGTTCAGTTAACGTTATATACAGGGGCTATTGATCAGGATGTATTGGATGCAGTAAATGCAAACCTGGCCGCGTTTCAAAGCGAGCGGCAAAATAAACTCGGTATGGATGTGAAAAGGACGCAAATCAGTGCCCTGTCAACTATTACGGATAAGGTGTATGATGTAAACGTTGTTTCTCCGGCCGCTGATATTATAGCGGATGATAAGACATACCCGCAATGCACGGGCATTACAGTAACCATAATTGGTAGTAACAATGGGTAATGTAGTAATGGCCGATAGCATAGCGAGCGTACCGGAATTCGCGGCCTGGTACAGTGTAATAAAAGATACACTATCGGAAGAAATCGACCTGAGTAAGTTACTGGTGTATATCATTGATACTGTAGATGCCAGCGCGTTACCGTACCTGGCCGCCCAGCTCGATGTATTGGGATACAAAGGGTTCAGATTGGCACAGACTGAAATGGATCAGCGGGAAATACTGAAAAGATCTATTGAACTGCACCGGTATAAAGGCACGGAATGGGCGATAGAACAAGCGTTGCTGAGTATTGGCTTTGACAATGTGGTTTTAAAATCAGGTATAGCGTCCGGTTATGATCATTGGGCAAAGTTTGGTATAGATATAACGAATTCCACTGCTCAGTTAACGGCCAGTTCATTCGCGGATATTATTGCCATGGTAACAGAATATAAACGGGCTGTATGTGTTCTGGTCGATGTCTCAATGGGTTTAGTATTCGATGATACGCTGACGCTAGGCGATGACGACGCAAGTGCCCTGGCCGCGATAGAGGGAAATGATGATCTCTCATTGTCCGGTACATTGAAATATGACGGTACAGGGGAGTATGACGGTTCTTATGATCACAGTGGTGAAAGTGATGTAGTTACAATAACACAAATTTAAAAAATTATAAATTATGATTTTAACAGCGGGTATAACAAATGCAGAGCAGTTACTTGCCGGGAATCCAGCCGGAAAGAAATTTGTCAGCATCCAGGTAGGTACCAGCGGTACTCCTGAAACTCCGGCAGATACGACTATCACAGGAGCCGTTACCAAAGCAATTGCAACGGTCGATTACCTGACTGGTTACGTTCAGTTCAATGCTACGCTGGATGCCGGTGATCCTGCTATGACCATTCAGGAAATCGGTTTGCTAAATGACGCTGGAACGCTCTGCTATCGTAAGGTTATACCGCCGGTTAATAAAATTGCCGGTACTACTTACGCATTATCCTACAAAATAAAAGTTCAGTAATATGATAGCTTATACTCCGCAAGATGCGTTTACAGATACTGAAATTTATGATCTTACCGACCTGGTAAAAGGCGGCGTGGCCGGGACCAGTAATGTGCCCTTAGAAGCACTCCTTGACCGGTCCCTGTATTTGTTCAACCGTCTGGCATCCTATGAAGGCATAAAAGCCAACACCGGCTCTTATGTATATGATCCAGCGGATGCCAGGAAACATTTCGTATTCACTCTTACAGACAATGCAACTTTCACCCTTCCGGATGTAACGACATTGAGAGTAGGTGCAAAAATTCCTATCCGGGCAATGATCAGCGCGATTAAAGCGCTTACGGTTCAATGTGCCGGAACACAGATAATAAAGGGCGGTGGAATATTCGGAGAGGATGTATCCGCGATGTTTATGCATAACGCGGAGTCTCTTTGCTTGGAAGCTGCGGGGGATCACTGGGAAGTGTTATATGCCGATGGTAATTTTTATTTAGGTATTGGGGAGACATTCCCTGGCCGGATTGCCGGTAAAAATATGCTCGTTGCGCAGGGGCAATTGGTTAACCGGGCAGATGTGCCCAGGTTGGCAGCTTTCGCGCTATCACTCGGTAGTGGTATCGTTGCTGATAGTATCTGGTTAAGCGATCCCGGAGGCCTGCCGGTATACCGCGGATGTTACAGTACTGGCAATACAACCACTACACTCCGTATCCCTGATGAAAGAGGCATGTTTACCCGTTATCTGGATTCAGGACGGGGAATAGACAATGACCGACAATATACTGGGGCCGGTGGGTATGAGGCGGATCAGGTGATCAGTCATACCCACAATATTGGTGAAGGCGGTGACAGAAACCTTGATTCCGTGGCAACATTTAGAGCAATACAGAGCAATACGGATTTTTACAATCTGAATATTGATATAAAATTAAAGCCTTTTGGAGGGTCAGAGACAAGACCGAAAAATATTGGTAAACTTCCTTTAATAAGATATTAATCATGGCTCAACCAATGGATATTGACACCTTGCGAGATTTCATCAATGCAAATGTTGTAGCAAATGATAATCGAAGAATTACCGGTACGCAATTAAATGTCATCCTCACCGCGATTCTCAATATAATTGAGAGTTACAATAAGGATACCATTACAGGCATCAATGGAGTGGCGAGTTATACAGTAGATGCAGATACGCTTATTACGGGATTCGTAATTTATGCACCTACAGATACCAGCGTTATCTGTGGAAAAGCTCCTGGCGGTAATGATATTTTCGACTGGACGGAGGCCAATCCGTTATCGATACAACAAGTTGCTGCTTATTTTAAAGGCCCCACAACCCTCTATTTTACCGGATTATTACCTAACACAATCATAACTGTATATAAGAATAAGTAATTGAACATTAATTATGATAACGAGTGATGTAAATAACGATACAATTGAAAGAAATGAAATAGTCGCAGAGTGGTTTAAGAGCGATAAGGTAAAAATATTTCTAAATGTCATTGCACAGGATTGCCCATTGTATAAAGATCTGTGTCTGTTACAAGATAAGAAACAAGATCTTTTTTTATGGTTACTCCAAAGACCAATTGAGTTCCTTAGAGGTCTTAATAATAGGAATGATTGGGCTCCATATATTTATAAAGCTCTAGTTGGAAGTGCCGGAAGAAGTACTACTCAATTTTATAAAAAAAATATACTTTTTTCAAAAATAACTTGTGAATATGAAGAATTTAAACATGATGAATTATTTGAACAAACGGACTCAGAAGCGTTCAAAAATGATATTAATATAATTAATGAATGCATTACCGAAATAGAAGATCTTCCTTATTTAGAGCGCTGGTGCATTGTACTTTATATAAAATATCAGAACCATGGTCTTATACTGAACGAGTTAAGAGGAAATGGACAACCAATGCATAGTATTGACCTTTCAAATATTTTGTCTCAGGCAAGAGAAAC